GCTCATGCATATAGAACGATTGCACAACAAAAAGAATTATATCGTAAATACAAATCGGGTGGGCCCAAGGCAGCATCGCCTGGAAGTTCATGGCACAACTACGCATCTGCAATTGACTTAGTTATTATTAAAGATGGTAGAGCAGATTGGACAAACAGTTTATATACAGGTATTGCTCGAAATGCATTTTCATCACAAGGACTTGTGAATGAAATTGGTGGTGACGCTGGTCATTTCTATCCAGCCGCATTTGGTAAATCACCAGACAGACGATTGCGTAACGGAACAATAACTGTAGCAGAGTTCGCTGCAGAAAAGGGACTCGCATAATGGCATACACAATTGAAGCAGGAAGAGTTGTATTTGATGAAGCACCAGCAGAAGGTGCAGAGGTTGAGATTGTTGTTTCGACAACAAACAACTTAGTCGGGTTTAGAGACCCTAATAACTTCTATCCTCGTAGGGTAAACGAAGCAGATACAAACAGACTTGCAGTCAATGACTTAACAAACCAACATCCAGTTATTAAACACAAACGTGATACTGTTGATGACTTAACTACAGAACCTAAACCATCTTACAATGCATCCTATCCTTTCAATCATGTAAAGGAAACAGAGAGCGGACACATCCAAGAGTTTGATGATACGCCAGGGCATGAACGTATACATGAGTATCATCGTTCTGGTACTTTCTATGAAGTTCATCCAGACGGTACAAGAGTTTCAAAGATTGTCGGTGATGGTTATGAGATTGTACACGGTAAGAAAGAAGTTCGTGTTCGTGGTAATGTAAATGTATTCGTTGATGGTGACGCATCTCTTTATGTGCGTGGCAACATGGATGCACAAGTCGATGAGAATTTAAAGTTCAATGTCGGAAAGAATATTGACTTTCATGCTGGTGAGAATATTCGTATGTTCTCCAATCAGTCTATGGAGTTAACAACTCAAACAACAATGACACAAACATCTGTCGGAAAGTTCTTACAACAATCTGTGGATGATATGCAAATTATTACTAGTGCAAACTTTACTAACTCTGTACTTGGTAATTATGATATGGTGATTGACGGAAACTCTCTTACGGATATTGCTGGTACACTAGGAACAAATGTTACTGGTGATGTTACATTTAATTCAGAAGGAACATTCACTTCTACAATTACTGGTGCAACTGCACTATCTACAGAAGGTACTTACACACTCGCATCTACTGGTGCAATGATACTTGATACAGCTGCAACACTGAACATTGGTTCGGGTGGTGCAATGAACTTAGATGGTTCTACTGTTGACTTGAATACAAATGGAAGAAGTGCAGTTTCAATTACACCAGTTGTTCCAATCATTCCTCGTGTTACTCCAACACCAGCAGTTATTGGTATTGCGCCCGCACCTACGTTCCATGACTCTGGTGATATCGCAAACGGAATTAAGAAGTGGAGTATTAGTATTGATGAATATGATACGGATGGTTTCGTAACAACTATTGAAGCACCTAAGATAGCGGAAGTACTTAACCCTCTTGCATTCGTTCCTCTTGCAGACGCAGATGAATTTTACGCAAGCGATGATGAAGAGAAGAGTGATGATGAATTAAAGTCAGCGGTAACGTCTGGTGAAATCAAACCAACTTCATTCTCTGATTATTCTTACAATGCATTGACAGGAAAGATTAATACTTCGGGTGCATCTCGTAGAGTTCTGTCGCAACCTCGTATTCCAGATGAAGGTATTGAACATGACGACCCACAAGCAGGTAACTATTCAATTACCCCAGAGTCATCTTCTGCAAGTCCTACACCAGAGACTACACCAATTGTAAACTATGATGATGCTGGTGATTATGTCGGAAGTGTAAACTACAGTTTACCTCTATCACCGAATTATACTCTTGGACAACTATCTGCACATTCTATTGTCGCAAAGTCTCCAATTCCAAAGGGTGGTAATGAAGGTAAGAAACAACAAGAGATTATTGATAACCTTAAAACATTAGCGGTTAATGTTCTTGAACCAATCAAAGCACAGTATCCTAATGTTATGGTAACAAATGCATTTAGAAATAGAAGTGGTACTTCTCAACACAACACAGGTAATGCTGTAGACTTACAGTTCTCTGGTATTCCTAAGAGCTCTTATTATGATATTGCTATTTGGATAAGTGAAAATGTTCCACATGACCAACTATTGTTGGAATACAAAAATACAGGAAGTGGTAATCCTTGGATTCACATTTCATTAAAAGAAAGCGGTAACAGAGCGCAAGTTATGACCTTCCACAATCACAGAAGATATGGTGAAGCTGGTAAGTTATATAATCTTGCGTAGGAGAGAGTATGCCAGCAATTAGTCGAGTGGGATTAGATACGCATGTTGGACATGCATCCCCCACACCAAACCCTTTTCACCAAACTCCTTATGCGGTTGGTTCTCCAAACGTGAACTGTAACGGAGCTGCGGTTGTTAGAATCGGTGACACTACAGGTTGTGGTGACCCAGCGGTAGGCGGAAGTGGTACGGTTAAGGTTAATGGTATAGGTATACATAGGGCAGGCGATGCTACTGGTGGACATGGAAGTTGGGTTGCGAATGCATCTGCTTCTGGTTCTGGTAATACATCGGCTGGTGGATAAATTAATATAAGGAAATCAAATGTGGTATACATTGATAGCAACAATAGTCGTATTAAATGCGGCACTAACTTATGAGGACGTAATCAATGATTCTGCTCCAGCACAGTTTGTACAAAGTATAAACTTTGAGCTTGCAGATGACAAGTGGGTATGGGCTCCAATAGTTAAGACATAAAGGGAAAAGATATGTACGAGTATAGATGTAAAGTAGTAAAGATAGTAGACGGCGACACAGTTGATGTAGATATCGACTTGGGTTTCGGTGTGTGGTTAAAGAAAGAACGTATTCGTATGTTTGGAATTGACACACCAGAAAGTCGTACAAGGGATTTGGACGAAAAGAAATATGGATTGATGGCAAAGGATTATATCACTAAGTTGTTAGATGATGAAGGTGGTATTGTTCTCAAAACAAGAAAGGATGCAGAAGGTAAGTATGGACGTATCCTTGGAGAGTTATGGAGAACTACAGACTTTGCAGATACATCAATTAATGAATTAATGATTAAGAATCATCATGCAGTGAGTTACCACGGTCAATCGAAAGAAGATATCGCAGAACAGCATATTAAGAATCGTGACTTGGTAAAATCCTTATAAATAACTGTAGGAGAAAACTATGGCAGTTAACATTAGCAGAAGCACAAACATTTTCAAAGACATTAGCTTGTCCTTTGCAAAGCATCCTGTTACTGGCGATATTGCTAGACTGTCAGACGTTGACGCAGTTAAGAGAAGTGTAAGGAATCTGATTAATACAAATTTCTATGAAAGACCGTTTCATCCAGAGATTGGTTCAGACATTCGTGCTACATTGTTTGAACCTGTCTCACCCTCAACTGCAAATCTACTTGCAAGACATGTAGAAGATTGTATAACAAACTTTGAACCCAGAGCGGAACTGTCGAATGTAATTGTTAGAGGTGATATCGACCAAAATCGTTATGAAGTAACCATAGAGTTTTATGTGGCTAACAGTCCAGCAGAACTACAGGCATTGGATATATTTTTAGAGAGACTAAGATAAATGGCAACAAAATTACAAGTCACTGAGTTGGACTTTGATGATATCAAAAACAATCTCAAGACATACATGAAAAACCAAACAGAGTTTACGGACTACAATTTTGAAGGTTCGGGACTCTCTACTATCATCGACTTACTTGCATACAATACGCATTACCTAGCGATGAATGCAAACATGGCAGTCAATGAAGCATTCTTGGATACTGCAACCCTACGTTCTTCAGTAGTCTCTCATGCAAAGACTTTGGGTTATACTCCACGTTCTGCAAGAGCGCCAGTTGCTTATGTTGATGTAACACTTAATTCTTTTACAGGTGGTTCAGCAACAATTGCAAAGGGAACTAAGTTTACTACTAAAGTAAATGATTCTACATATGGATTTGTTGTGAATTCAGCACAAACGATTGCTCCTGTAAATGGTATTACACGTTTTGTTAACTTACCAATCTATGAAGGTACACTAGTTACTGCAAAGTATACTGTAGATAGTGCGAACCTTGATAAGAAGTATATGGTTACAGATGCTCGTGCAGATACAACCACATTAAAAGTTTCAATTCAAAATTCAGTATCAGATACAACACTAACAACATATTCCCTTGCAACTGATATTTCACAAGTTACCAAAACATCAGATGTATATTTTCTACAGGAAGTTGAAGATGGAAAGTTTGAAGTTTACTTTGGTGATGGTGTTGTTGGTTCTAAACCAACAGACGGTAATATTGTAATTCTAGAATATATTGTTACTAACAAAGATAAAGCAAACGGTGCAAGTGTATTCAGTGGAACTAGTGTTGGTGGTGAATCTGATATCACAGTTGCAACTCTTGTATCTGCATCTGGTGGTGCAGAACCAGAAACAATGGAATCAATTAAATATAATGCTCCTCTTGATTATTCATCACAGGGTAGAGCAGTAACAACACAAGATTATAAAACAATCGTACCACAAGTATATGCTGACACAAAAGCAATTCAAGTGTGGGGTGGTGAAGATAATAACCCACCAAGATATGGACAAGTATACCTTGCAATCAAAACACAGTCTGGTATAAATTTAACACAGGCACAGAAGGACAGTATTGTAAAATTATTGGATGGATATAATATTGCATCTGTTCGTCCAACAATTGTTGACCCAGAAACAACTAAGCTTAGATTAACTAGTAATGTAAAATTTGATTCTAAGTCTACTACAAATACTGCAACATCAATTGAGACTATCGTTACAAATGTTCTTACAACATATAATAATAGCGACTTGCAAAACTTTGATGGTGTCTTTAGATTTTCAAAACTATCACGTTTAATTGATGCATCTGATAATTCTATTCTATCAAACATTACAACCTTGAAGATTGAGAAAACAATCAAACCTGTTCTTAATACATCTTCTCAGTATATACTAGATTATAGTAATGCTTTGTATAATCCACACTCTGGGCATAATGCTACTATGGGTGGAATTGTAGTATCTACTGGTTTTACTATTGCTGGAAATTCAAATACCATATTCATTGATGATGACGGTAATGGTAACATTCGTACATATTATCTTGTGGGTGGTACATCAAGAACTTATTTAAATAACACAGCAGGAACAGTTGATTACTCAACTGGATTGGTAACTCTTCCATCTCTGACTATTACAGGAACATCTAATTCTGATGGAACTGTCTCAGTTGTGGTACAACCAAAGTCTAATGATGTAGTTCCTGTTAGAAACCAACTATTGGAAATAGATTTTACAAATACAAAAGTAACTGCTGAAGTGGATACTATCGAGTCTGGTGGTTCTGCTGCTGGAACTGGATACGCTACTAGTTCATCATATTAAGGTTTTTATAAATGTCGGGAAACCATCCTACACTAAAGAATAAGGTATCGCCTCATCTTGAGTCGCAACTTCCAGATTTTGTTCGGGAAGACCACGCCCTCTTTTCTTTATTTCTAAAATACTATTATGAGTTTCTTGAAGCAGGTGAGTTAACACTTACTGGTTCAAACGAATATGTTATTGAAGAAACTCTTACCAATAATTTTATTCTAAGTGAAGATGAAGAGAAAGTTGTTCTGGAATCATCTACAGGTAAGTTTGTTGTTGGTGAAACTATTGTCGGTACAAATAGTAAAGCAACTGCTCGTGTTCTCGTAGATGACTTTGATAGCAACAATCGTTTATTCATTACATCACAACAACTATTTGAAACAGGGGAAACTGTAACAGGTTCTACTAGTGGAGCAGTATCTACAGTATCATCTTATCGTGCAAATCCTGTACAAAATATTCAACAACTTCTGGAATACGCAGACGTTGACAACACGGTTTATTCTTTCCTTGATAAGTTTAGAGATTCCTTTATGGAAGCAATGCCTAATACGGTTGCAGACGGTCTCTCCAAAAGAAAACTTATTAAGAATATTAAAGACATGTATGCTGCAAAGGGTACGGAGAAAGGACACAAACTATTCTTCCGTATTCTCTTTGATGAAGAAGCATCAATCATTTATCCTAGAGATAATCTACTTCGTCCATCTGATGGTCGTTGGAGTACAGATAAAGTTATTCGTATTGTTGAAACAGGAACATCTGATTTTAATAATGCAATTGGTGAAACAATTACTGGTGGAACATCTGGTGCAACAGCAATCATTGCAACAGTTATTAAATTTAGAGAAGGTGCAACTCAAATTGCTGAGTTGAATCTAGATGCAAACTCTGTTGTAGGAACATTTGTTGCTGGAGAAACTGGCACAACAATTGATACTAGTCTTGACTTAGAAATATCTGGTGAGATTAAAAGTATCGTTGTTGAAGGTATTGTAACGACAGGGGGTGCATATTATAATACTGCTGACCCTGTTCGTGTAACTGGTGGTGCTGGAAATAATGCGGCAACTGCTCGTGTTGAATCTGCTGGTGTTGGTTCTATTGATGAGATATTAATTGAGAATGGTGGACAGGGATATACTGTTGGTGAAGAACTTGTATTCAATGTTGATAATACTGAAGGTAAAGATGTTCGTGCAAAGATTGCTGTTGTCGGTGGTGCGTTTAATCTAGAACAAGCAACTGCACCAGACCATTTTATATCTGAAGATGGTAACTTGATTGTTACAGAAGATAGATTCTATGTAAACCAAGAAGAGACAGTCGGGGAATTAGACCATCTAGTTATGGAAGATGGTGAACAGATTGTTCTGGAAACACAAACTTTTACAGACTTGGGTGTTGCTACTGAAGCAGGTGAGATTACCAAGATTAAAATGATTGACAAGGGTAATGGTTTTATACAACTACCTTTAGTGTCTGACAGTGGAACTACTTCTGGTAACGGTTCAAGTTTATTCGCTGCGTCAACTCAAACACCAATGGTTGGACATGTAGAGGGAATCTCTATTACAAACTTTGGTTTGGATTATGCGTCTGCACCAGACTTTACTCTTAACAGAAACATGTTAGTTAAGGATGTATCTGGTAGTTTTACTGCTGGTGACCAACTAACAAGTCATTCTGGTGTGGTTGTAAACTTTAGTCCAACAACTCATATTCTAGAAATTGACACAGGTGTTGACTTTAATAAAGGAGACACAATCACATCTATAACAGGTGCGACATGTGTTGTTCATCAATCTACTCCATCTAAGGCAACTTCTAATATTGGAACAGTTGGACAAACGGTTGGTAGTTTCGTAGATGATAAAGGTAAAACTTCTGAATCTGAAATGAAGATTCAAGATTCTAATTTCTATCAAGACTATTCATATGTGGTTCGTATCGGACAATCAATCAATGAGTGGAGAGAAAGTGTAAGACGTTCTGTTCACCCAGCTGGTTGGAACGTGTTCGGTGAGGTTTCATTCTCAACACTTGTATCTGCAACTATTCAAAACCCAACTGCTGGTTCTGTTGGAGATTACATTGGTGATGATACATACTCACCAGAACTTGCATCTACATTTACTAATCTATTCACGACAGTATTCGGTAGACGTTTGGGTACTATAGATGATTCTACTCAAAGAGTCAATGCTGGAGTTGGTGTCCCAGAATCTTCAGACTTGACAAGTGGACAAAGAGATGTTACATTGCATAGAGATGTTACTGTTGTTCTAAGAACAGGTAGAGGTTCTCATTCAACTGGTAGTACATTGGACAATCTTCCTAAGTACGCATTTGCAGTTCCCCCAATTGGAGACAATGCACAGATACCAAACTATCCAGGCATATACAGAAGTGCAACACAAACTGGAAATGAAAGTCGTGACTTATATACTATTGACCAATGGGGAACATATAGAATCAATGAAGTGTCCATAAAAGAAATCAATGGAAACGAATTTGACGGTGAAACAAAATTTGACTCAACGAATGCTACTTTCGATGAGGTGGATAAATATATCATACCAGCTGGAGCATATAGAACAAGAGTTAATGTGCCTCCACCTAGTGAGATAATTGTAGCATCTAGTGGTACAAGGTTTAGTTCCGATAACGTGGAATTTGACGATAATGTAAGAACTTTTGACTCAGCATAACTTAAAAAGTCTTATAAATAATAGAAAGAAATTAAAGGAAAACTAACATGGCATATCAAGCATTAGGATTAGGTAGTACCGCCAATGACGGAACTGGTGATTCTTTACGCACTGGTGGTGACAAAATCAATGACAACTTTGTAGAAATCTATACCAAACTTGGTGACGGTTCTACTCTTACTGCTGATACTGTTACTCTCCTCACTGCGACACAAACACTTACAAACAAAACTTTAACAAGTCCTACCAT